GAGTTCCATAGCCTTGAGTTAAGCTCACCAACTGGATCAGGTTGACCAATTGAAGTTAATGAGTTTTCAATATACCATTGACCAGTAGGGCCTTTAAAACCGTGATCCCAATATCTTACAAATGGAAGGTTCTCTTCTGTACCAGGAAGAAATCTGATAACAGCGTAACCATTACCTGCTTTATCAACAGTTGGTTTCCATATTCTATCGTCGATATATGACTTAGTTTCACCACTAGTAGTGGCTTCTGCTGCTTTGATAATTTTATTGAGATTAGAACCGCGATTGCGTTTTAGTGTAGCGAATGACATTGTATTGTCTCCTTATTTGCTGAAATATTAACTGAAATATAATAGTATATATACACAGTGTTTAGTTGAATAGTGATAAGTCAATGGCATTTTTCTTAGGTAAATAATTCAAATCCATTGCCTCTGCTTCAAGCTTATCTTTAATAACTGGTGATATAAATTTTCGAATGTCTTCTAATTCTATATCGTTAGTTTCACAGACTTTAATGATGGCGTCTATATATGGCATCTTAGATTCTGCTACGACATTTTCGATAAGCTTCGTAAATTTAGACTTTGTTAAAAATTGTTCTTCTATTTTCATTTGTCTAAAACCCTTAATAATATTGTGTCTTTGTTAATTCGACCATTAGCTTCTTTACGTTTTGATGATTTTGCATTCTCTTCAAGAAACTTTGTTATTTGTTTATAATTCTTTGTAAGAATAATAGGAAAGAATTCTAATGGCTTTCTAAATTTAATTTTAAAACTTGATTCTCTATCAAAGTTTTTGATAGTAGTACCAGATATTTCAAATCCACGTGGAGCTGCTGTTTCATAATAACACATCTCTCTGTATTTTGTATTGAAAATGTATAGTTTTGTTTTTCCAATAATTTGTATAGGATGTATTGATACAATTTTAAAGTCGTTATCTTCTTTTTTGTATTGCATCTTAGCAACCTGTTTGTCAGCCGATGTTGGCTTCTTAATTTTAATTGTACGAGAAGCTTTAGTTGCTGATCTTATTCTTTCAAGATCTTCAATCATTACTGTACATAGTTTAATTCGTTGATTGAGGGTTGACCTTTTAAGGTGGGAGTAACCTTCTACAGCCTGATCACATCTCTTATGGTAAGCATCTTCATAATCAAGTAGCCAACCCTCAATCATAGGCTTAACATGACTGATTGCAGTATTTGTTAAGCCGTGGTACTTGAATCTATCGTATATGTTAAAAGTGGCATCATCACCATCAATCCACTCGTCTTCTAGTTCAAGTAATTCTTGTATAATAGTATTCTTAATCTTACGCACTAATTTATCTTGTGGTGATAAGGTTATGATATTACCATTATCTTTTTTTTCTCTTTGTTTTTCTTCAAGTAAAACTTTGCCTTTATCAATAAGAGGTATCATTCTATCAAATAAATGCGATAAAAATTCAGCAGCTTTTTCAGACTCATATGTTTTATTTAAATCGTTATTATACCAAAATGCAGTGGCACCATGATGTGACATTGTAAAACAATATTCTGGATTTGCTAAAATATATTTAGATGGCTTTGGAAAGTTTTTCTTAACCCATGTTTTAACTTGATTTATACAATCTTTTTTATCAACTTCTAAATGAAAATAATTTTTTACTGCATCAAAACCTTTTTCAATTGGTACACCAGCAAGACCAGTTCTTGCTCTTGCTCTTACGGTTTTCTTTTTTAATTTCTTTGTTTGTAATTTCTTTAATCCCATATTAAACTCCCATTTATATGTTATTGATTTTAATGTATTGCTTTGTTGCGCTTCGTACTATAGTTGGATATTCACCAAGATAAGTACCAGCATCTAAATCTTTTTTAGTAACTAAATACTTATGCATATGTTCAATATTATCGTAATCTGCAAGAATATCTTTTGCTAACTGATCGAATTCACTATCTGGAATTAAGTTTGTATCAAGCTGATAATAGGCAAATGCACACATTAAGTATTTAGCTATTGGATTCTTCATTATTGAGAATCCACTACAGAATCAGTATAAAACTTATCCTGATGAGCAATGTTGATTTTAGTAGATAGAGTAACAGCCAATCCACTGTTTCTATCTAGAAGTCTTTGGGCAAGTTCATCTTGCTCCTCTATTGATAACATTTCTAGATCATCTATCATTCTATTTAAATTAGCCATAAATTAAACTCCCTTTTTAATTTTATACTTATATTATACCATGCTTTTACGTAAATGTACACTAAAATAAACATAACATGTTAATTAGTTTCTACGCATTGTTGCATATTCTTTAGGATCAGCGTCCTTAGTTACGGGTACCATGTTTGATTTATGCATTGTAGCAATACCTGTGATGAAAGTACCAGTATATGCATTTGTTTTAGACTTACCAACAATACGACCCATATGGCCTGTAGTTGGTAGAGAACGTGAAAGCTCTTTATAATTAGGAGCTTTGATTCCGGAATCTTTATTTTTGTTTTTTAATTGATCTGGATGTACACCTCGAGACTTTAGCCATTTATCGTGCTCAGCTTGAGCTTTTATCCAGCCTGGTTTACGAAAAGCTTTTTTCTTTTTATTACTATTATTGTTGTAATAAGCTGGTAATAGATGCATTGTCATAGTTTACGACTCCAAATATCCATAGTTGATTGCAAATAATATTGCAACAATAATCATTATTACAATTGCATTACGAAAGAACCAGCCAACTATGGAAAAAAATACACCTACAATCAATGCTCCAGCTACTGCGAAGAAGAGGAGTTGAAAAAATAGTGGAAGCATCGATTGTATCTCTGATGGGCTTGGCAATTGCCACTCTCCTATTCGTTAAAATTCTTTGAGGGGCTCTCTAACAATCACTTCTACCTAGGTATGCCCCTCGGCGGTAGAAGCGGGTTGCTTTTATTGTAGGTTATGGTTCCTTGAGTCCAACCAGACTTGTAAACCTCTGAGATTGTCGAGCCTATCGCTCTCCCTTATTCAATCTCTCAACCTTTACTTTCGCTATGTCATTTTAGAACCTCTTTTTTAATTTTATACTTATATTATACCATAGTTTTTTGCAAATGTAAAGGAAAATAAACATAACATGTTAACTAGTTTTATTTTCATACATTTCAAGTTTTTCATTTAGCTCTTTAATTCTTTTATATAAAGCATATTTTTCTTTGGTTTCTTCAGCTAATTGTAATTTTAATAATTCTACTTCACTATAAGTTTTCATCATCAATATCCATTTCAAAAACAAATTCAGTGTTATCGTCATCGTCTAAAGTTAGAGTTACTTCATTTTCTTTTACGAACTTCTCATCAACTTTCTTTTGAAAGCTGATGATATTTGATTTAGGATTTTCCATTACGCCATCTCGGAAGCGGTGTAATGTTGTGGTAACTTATAAGTCTTTAAAGAAGCTAAGTCTGATAAAGTATAAGTACGTATGTTTGTGGTATATGGAAAATGTGATAAAGCATTATTGATTGATTCGTCTTCGGTCTTACCGAAACCTGCAAGATCAATTCCGTTATCGAAAGTCATTTCAGTAATAAATTCGATTTTGTCATTAGTATTTTTCATATTAAATTTCTCCGCTTTTTTGATTTTAATATATATATTATACCATAAAAAAACGGCTTTGTAAAGGAAAAAATGCACTTTTTTCAAAGTTTGTTGTTAACATGTTAAATGTTTTGAATGAATCTTGCAACCAATAAAATTATTAAAATAATTATCATTTAATAATACGTTATTATCAAATTGCAGCTTTGCTTCATGATATGACATGTCACCTTTTGTTTTGCAGAGTTTTAGTATTACTCTTCTAAACTTATCGGTTCCACGTTCTTCCACGAGTACGCATACTTCGTTGGACGAGCCATAATATTGTTTCCAGTCTGACTCTGTACGCGTTCGTACTCGTCTCTTACGTTTTTTAGTGATGGGGAGGGTCTTAGGTTTCCAGAAATTCTTCTTTCCAATATACTTTTTGTTGGTGTCCAGTTCAGTAATCTCATATACAAATCCTTGGAAGTCTTCTGGTGTTGTGCTGTAAAGCTCGTTATTATAATACCACATAATATTATTTATTAAGGTTTATCAATCTCTTCTGGTTCAGCTCTTCTTCCACATAACGAACAATATTTTGGTTTTTCTTCTGAAGCAACATAAGATATGTTATCGCATTCTTCACACTCTATTTCGTAATCCTTCAACGATCTCTCTCTTTCTTTTGTCAGATGCTTTGAACCACTCAGCTATTTCCTGAGTAGTTCTCCCACATCCAATACATACTTTATTTTCAACTTTGCAGACTTTCACACACGGCGAAATTATCTTAGAAATCGATTTCACATTCGCCGCCTGCACATGCAGCAGCTGCGAGGGTATCAACATCTGTATACTTCTTTTCTGTTATATCTTCTTTCCAATTAATTTGTTTTAAATTAGATTGAATCTTATTCCATTTATGTAATAGGTAAGCATCTTTTAAACAACCTTCTGAAGCTTTCTTATCTCCATCACAATAATTATTTGCAAAGTTTTCAAATCTACGTACCCAATCTTTTCTAGCAGAATTTTCTGAAGATTCGACTGATAAGTCTAAACCAAAACCTTGAGCAGTTGAACATGCATCCCATAGATTTGGATATACTTTAAGAGCATCAACTACCATACCAGATGCAAATATAGAAGCTTCACCATATTTCTTCACCATAGTTTTAGCATCAATGACACCAGTGTTTGGAGCTTGGTTATAGTCTTTATCACCAGTCATTGCTAAGAAAGAAATACCAGCAAAAGCATTACGATTTTCGTATACATATTTTTCTACGTCATCCCAATCATCTACAATAATAGTATTTGATACGTTATGTCTTATACCTTCATCAGCACAAAGATCTTCATTAGTTCCAGTTTCGACCCAATGCTTTTGAGCTTTCTTAACAAGTTCTAAATGTTTAATACCTAATAGATCGTCTTTATACATTGAACCTTTTTTAGGTAGTATTGGAAATGAAACAACAACATCTGTACCAGTAGATGACCAAACTGATTCTTCTACCATATACGGATTTTGCTTCATAATAGCTTGTGTGATTTCAGATTCTTTATTCATTTGAACATTACGTATATACATATCAGAATGTTCTGCATGAATACCTGAGGCAGTTTGTAATAACACTGAAGCGTTACCACTTGGTTTTACACATGTTGTTCTTGCAGCAGGATTAATTTTAATAATGCTTGCAACTTCTTTATTAACTTCTTTAACAATCTCAGCACCTTTTTCAAGTATCTTTTCATTGAAAAGAATATC